AGCAGGGTTTCTATAGTCTATAAATAGACGTTTTTTGAACAGTACATAGGATGTTACATATTTTTGAATATCTTGAAATGTAAAGATAAATTCCTGTCTTGGGAAACCGGGTAAACCAAACAGTACTAGCCTAAGTTTCTTTTTCATTACACATAAATCATTTTCTAGAGCAAGACATGTTTTATCAGTTGAAGGTATAATAGGATTGATTGCAGGAGAAGTGGACAATACAATATATTGTGATTTTATGTTTGGAATACTTTTAAATAACGTATTAGGATCAGGTTCAGTAGGATACATGTTAATTGTCCAACAATTACAGTCTGTTACACGTGGTCGAAGTGTAATCACATGTTTTAAATGTTTATGTACATATTCATAGAGTTGACCATAATGAATAGCTCGTACATCAAGAATAGCACTCAATTCTTCATTAAATATAAATATTACTGGATTGTTTTCGTCAAATTGGCATGTGTCATGAATGTTGATTTTCAGTTTAGTTAGAAGAGTTGTTAATTTGAATATCTTTGGAAGTTGCTCTTTTATGTGTTTGGACAGGTATTTTTTCAAAGGAGAGTCTTTATGAAACTTGAATATTGGTGTATATAGTCTTCCGAGTTCTTGAATTTGTCGTTTGTGTTCAGAACGCGTGTAAGGAGCCATGCTAGAAAACATAGAAAAATTGTTTTAAAATGTTAAATTATATAAAATAAGTATTTACATATTCTTGTTGGTGTAAAAATGATAAAATATACTGACCTATGTGAATGGACAGTTGCAAATGTTATATGTCCAACCCTCTGACGTTGTGAAGCTCCCCTCTATTTTCCTTGGATTGTAAAAAGTAGGCTCAGATTCTACCATCTGTCGAATTCTTGTAATTTCAAAACTATCGTTGATATTCCATATTTCAACCATAATTTCATGTTCACAACAAAGTTTCATAGTTTCAAAGTAGTATCTACTGTCTTCAGATAGACTTAGTCTTACGTCATATCCTTTAGCGTTTGCTTCACAAAAACATTGCTGATAAACTCCGGTGATTAAAGGTTTAAGTTTAGTTGTTATTACATCATTATTGTATTTGCTTCTCAGATGAGCATAAACTGCATGGTTTGGATCATTGACATATAAAAGTTTCCGTTTTGGTCCGCATCCATCACACAGTGTTAAATAATTATTTAAATCGTAAAGTCCCGTAGAACTATTCATATTTGTCAAAGTTTCTTTAAAACGCAGGGTAAAGTCTTAAGACAGAAAAAAGTTTATTTTATTAAAATCTATTGTAATTTCTAGCGTGGTCATTTATAATTAGTGAAATATTTGTAAATAATACTTTTTTTATTACCTGCAGAATGCTAACTATGATTTGGTATGTCACTTTCAGGAGAACTGCCAAGCGAAATGTTTCTGAAAATAATTAATGTTAATTAATGGCAATATCTAAATAGATTTGTTTTATAAACAAAGTGTATTTACCTGATGTAATTAATGGGAGGTTTGTTTTAATCTTTGTTTCTTCAATATTTTTTTAGTATCTGAAATATTAGTATATCTTATATATCTTATTTGTTACATAACACAATTTATAATTAAACAGAAATATCTTTACATTATTACAAATTAATTACTTTATAGTAGGAAACAGCAGCTTGATGAATAGGGTCAATATCTTCTACATTAGCAATTTTCTGTCCATCACAGTGCCAATTCTTGTACAGTATTGTTTTGTCTTCACTAAATCCTAGCTTGATAGAGCATCTTTGTGTGAAGGCTGAGCTGCAACTAATACTCACTAGGGGAACACCCATAGTTTGTGCATTCTTTATTGTCTCTTTGATAAGTTGAGTTGCTAGTCCTTGACCCCGAAAATTAGTTTTGACTACAAGAGCAAATAGATCGAGCATCAAATTCACTTTGTTGTCACACATTAGTTTTTGATGATCGCACAATTCATCTAACAGGAGCATTACAAGGGTAAAGTCAGTAGGCCACCCCTGATGGATATATTCAGATTTGGTTGGAAGTTTGCTTGGCATGTCTTCTTTAGTAATTTTAGTGCAGAATATCACTCCAACAATTTCATTATGTTGGGATTTCGCCATCCAGCATGTATTGTTTTGTAGCATTTGTCTAAGCATGGAATCCAAATTGTATATTCTGTATCCTAATTTGGTGCAGGAGCCGGTTAGACGTGTTGCTGGTTCCCAGGGCATAAAATGATCCCAGAAAAGGTGTAGAACTTCTTCATAGTCTGCAGATTCTACCACATGAAAGGTGAATTCAGGAATCTCCATCATAGCAGCTATTCACAGTTATTGCTGTAGTAAGTTATTTTGTAATATTCTGAAAAATTAATAATATATGCTTCATGTGTGTGATTATGTACAGGCAAATATAAGTTTACATATTTTTGCTTACACTTTGAATTATAGAATTTGTAGGAACAGATCCTATGCATACAAAGATATTATCATTGTCAGTAATAGACTTCAGAGTAGTTTCATTTGTAAAACAGAAATTTAGCACACCTTTGTTGGTTATTTGATAACATTGATTTTCAGTCCTTACTTCATTAAACTGTGTTTTTTTCCATACAAAATGTTGCAGTTTCATTCCTGCTATCACAGCAAGCACAGAACCCCCAGGAGGAATAATAACTTCTTCCACGCCATAGTAGGTATAGTGTTCAGTTCTACTATCTCCGCCATTTGGGGCATATTCTAACATTGTTGTACCATCATAGAGATTTTTTATCCGTCCTGATTTGTGAAACAAAATCACGTTCCTCATCTGAAATAAAATACTCTATTATTTATGAATGTATTTATCATGATTTTTTAAATACGAATTTCGGGTAGTTGTATAATTACATTTACTACATGAAACACGAACATTTTCATGGATTAATTTTGTATGGGAGTCAAGATAAGATTTTCGATCTGTTTTGTATTGACAATGTTTGCAATGGTAAATCTTTAATTGAGCATGAGTAACTTGGTGAATCATCAGATATTTTTTTCTGTTTGTTACAAAAGAACATTTTGTACAATTATATTTTGTAGTATTTTTGTCTTGTTTTCCTACCGGTTTGTTGGGTATAGGGTGTTCCAAAGTTTGGTGTTGTAGAAGGAATTCTTCATTAGATGTTTGAAAGTCACAATGTTTGCATTTGTATTGTACCTATAAAAGAATATTAAGTGATTTGTATTGTACCTATAAAAGAATATTAGGTGATTATAAATGAGAAATAATTATTGTATTTTATAATATAGGTAATAATTACCATTTGGTTAAATATAGGATGCTCTATGTTTTGATGTTGTAGACCCATTGATAAGGTAGGAGCTTGGTAGTCACACTGTTCACATCTGTATTCCATCTGAAATAAATATATATTATTTAGTTCTTCATAGTCATTTTAACATATATTTTATAACGATGTTCTGAAGAAAGAATAGGAGAAAGAATTCTTTCAATTCTTTCTTTATCAGCTTTTCTTTGTATTTCATTATTTCTTCTGTATTGTTTTAATTCATCAACTAAATCCAAAGGTTCATAAATTATAGTTGGTGTTAAATTGAAATACACCCTTTTCTTTTTAGTAGATATCATTGTTTTCTAAAATAATTATACTTTAGCTAACACAGTGTGACAATAAAATTGTAAAATATCCTTAGATACAGTTTTTGTAGAATCACAGTGGTTAAATATAGTAATATTTAAAGGAATATCATTTGTTGGAATTTGGTTTACAACACATGATAATCCAAGTCGAAATATAAAACCACTTTGATAAAGTATACTGACTGCTGGTACATTAGTTAAAACTAGGATTTTAAATTGTAATGTTTTATATTGATGTGGTTCTATTGAGAATTCTGTGTCATTTGTCAATGTTATTAATGCTTCATTATATGGGTAACAAATATATTGATTGAATACCCCTTCGTATCGAATTTTCAGTGTTGGAGGTGGTCCATCTATTTCATCTCCATGGCGTTTAGGTCTCAAAGGTGGCACTGTTATATTGTCACCATCCATATCTGAAAAACGATTAATTATGTATAATAACAAAGAACTAACCTAATGAGTTAAGCTACATTAATAGGTAAGCAATTTAACAATGATATTTCTTTCATTTGTCTCCTTAATGTGATTTGTAAGTGTTTTGTATACAAATAATTTAATATTGTCAGTAATTAAAGTGACTATTACTTCGGAAGGAATACAATTGGGTTTTGTACTCTCTGACGGATTATCAATTAACAATATCCATGATATAGGTATGTTTAGTAATGTAAACAGGGCATGGATAATACCAATATAAGATTTGTCATTTCCATAATGTTTCATGCTTTTACTTATATGTAATTTATCTAGTCCATTAATCAATATACATGGAGCTTTAAATGTTCGTAGACGTAAATAAAAAATATCTTCTTCCATATCAGTGGTTTTTTGCAGAATTTTCTGGTTCGCAAGTTTATAGGAGTTAGTCATTGTATAATCTGTAAATACTTTTAGATAAGATCTTTAATTATTGTTACATTGTCATATTCATTGTTAGTAATGTAATCAACAAGAATTTTATAGACAACATCTTTAACACAATGAGATATAAACTGAATTGTAACACTATAAGGTAATTTGTTATTTATATCTGGATTAATAGTGTCTAAAACCCAATTTACATTAATATTATTTACTTTCAAAATAAATGTTAGGTGTTTTTCCCAATTAGACGAATAATCTGATGGAATATCCATTATTCCATTAATTATAATAAAAGGGGGGTTTTTAATAGAGCTTTCAAGTTCATCTATTTGTTTTTTTAATTGTTTAATTTTTGTTAAAAGTTTCTTTTCAGTATATGCACCTATTGATGAAGATGCCATTGTATTAATCTGTAAATATCTGATAATTAATATATAGAATCATTATGGTAATTAGTAGAAAAATATGATGTAAGTAATTCTTTAGTTTTTTCTTTAACTAAGTAATTAAGCATTCTAACATGAACAATTAAAACAGGAGTTATTGTCCATTTTATGTCAATTTTCCATGTTTGTGGTATTCTTGCTTCAAAAAAAAGGGTGTCTATTTTATGTTTGATATTATGAGTAACACTTGACAACTTAATATTTTCTAAATTATAAATATGTATAATCTGATCATTAGCAATACAATTATACAGTTTCTCAAGTCGTTGGCGAAGTATTTTCAATGTTTCCGTCTGTGAAAATGTTTCTTTTTCTGATTCTGATGCTTTGTCATTAGAATTGGTATTATCAAAATTAGTTTCTATTTTTGTGGAGGGTAACAAAGATAACGAAGTCAGCGTTTCATCTGTTAGATAGATTCTATTACATTCTGACATTATCTGAAATTATTAGTCAGATATTCATTCTTTGGAATAGTTGATAACAGGATAACCTAGAATAAAAAAAAATAATCATTTTTGTAGGTCAAGTCAAAAACATTTTCAAAACACTTACAATTTTGTGTTACACCTTTAACGGTAAACTTCCTGTAGCAGATATAAAATAACGTTTAGTTGGAATATAATTAGAAAAAAGGTTTTTGTTCATGTAAGTCTTATAGATTGCAAAATCAGGTGATTTAAAAAATATATTATAACTAATATTTGTAAATATTTGAGGGTTTACGTTGTTATCATAAAATTGTTGTTGGAAAAAGGAATTTAATCCTTTCATATGAGACATGTGTGTGTTTTTATCAGTGTCATAAAGAATGTAACTTTTTTCTCCAATATATTGAGCAGAATTATAAAATCCTTCTTGAACCCAAATTCCACTAAGTTTTTCACCTGTTTCAAAGTGTTTATTAAACAATTTTTTGAAATCATTTCTTAGATTCTCATCTACATTGTCTTCAAATTTTTTATGTTTAACTAGAAAATGAGCACTGTCAGTGTCCATGTAAAGAAGCTGTGCTTTAACAGGACTAAGATATTTTATCATAAAATTCAATCGCTTTAGCAATATTCTTTTACTATGAAATAATATTGAGCATCCGATATGACCTAACATAGTTGAAAAAGGTTCTTGAGAAATTTTGTTCATTTCTAATAAATAGCAATTATTAGCAATTTTTAAACATGATTTTACATTTTTTCTTCTAGCTTTATGTTTGGGAACATTGTGTGCGTTCTTAAATGATTTAAATTTTGAAGAAGTTAAGTTGCAAAGAGTAAACCCGTAGCATGAATTTAGCATTAGTTTGATGAGTTCAGCTTTTATTTCATAGTTTTGTTTTGTTTCTGGATGTTTTTCATGTTTAATAAGTTCTTTAAGATCTTTGCGCGCTTTCAATTTTAATTCAATATGATTCTTTAAATAAGGTTCCATTTGAAAAAAAAGACCATGATAGATATCTGGTGTCGTTTCAAATCCAAACATGTTGTATAACATTAGAAAGTAATCTGTGCTTATAACCATAAAAGATGATGTCTTGTGAAGGCTTATAACTCTAGGACTAGGCTTGAAATGGGTTAGAAGGTCTTGTGTGTACTTAGATAATTTATTCAAATCGTACTGAACTTTTTGAATAAAAAAACAAAAAATTGGATTTTGATTATCTTTTTTAATTTCTAAGTTACGGACTGCTATAAATCCTGTTAGTTTATTGTTGAGAATTTCATCAAGAAATTTTGTATATGAATAGGTTTTTTTGTATGGGACTGTAAAATTTAGTATCTGTGGTATTTTATGTTCGCTAAAAAAACAATCATATAATTCTACATATTCAAAGTTTACTAGGTTTAATTTAAAATGATTTATATAATGATTATAAAGTTTTATAATTTGTGATTTTACAGAATTTGTTTTAGCTTGTTGTTCTTTTTGTTTGTCATTATTCTGTATATGACAGGATGAATAATGTCCATGATAATAATAAGATTGGTATTGAATAATTTTTATGTAAAGCATCATGTTATTTGGTTTTTTGTAAACTAGAAAACCATCAACGGGAAATTCACCAAAATACAATTGGCCTAATGCCGTAAAACTTGACTGAAATCTAATAATATTAACATCAGGGGATAGTTTGCGTAAATAGATGTTAAGAGCATTATATTCATTAGAAAATCTAGGTGGTTTGTTAACCAGTCTAAATCGATCCGTTTTAATGTTGCCGTGTGCTCTAACATTGTCACAAAAACTTTTAACATGTAATGTAGAGCCAGTGCTTTGTTGTAGTTGTTGAGAATCTGATTGTATGCATCGGGTAAAAAACAGGGGTACACCAACTGGTAATTTTTTTACAGTAGCACTTGGATATAATGAGCGTATGTCAATTGTGGATATGCCTATTGGTTTTTCAATAAATTGTTTGGTCCATGGATTAAGGTTTGCAAAATTAGGCCATTTGTTTTTATCTAAATTAGGATTTTCTATATAGTTAAAATGTTCATTAATAATCGTGTTGCTATCTACTTTTCCATGGACAAAACATGTACATAGTCCTCCTGTTACAGCAAGTTTGATGAAATAATTGTAAAAAACGTTTGTTATTTTTCTTGGTGCTAACACTTGGTCGATTTGTCGTGATGGTTCAATTATAAGAAATTGCTGATATGCTAGATTGGATTGTGAATAGTTTCTTCGAATAAATATGTTAATTGAATCGTTTAAATAATTGCGAAATAAGGTTAATACTATAGAATGTAATAATACACAATCTTGAATAAGATAATAATTACTGTATTCATAGAGATTAGTAAAACCTTCTTTAGTAAAAATATCTTGTGCATGAATTCGTTGTTCTAAAGGAACCTTTTTACTTGAAAACGTGTCTTGCCAAAATTTCTCATCATAAGGATGTAAATATGTTATTGTTTTTAAAGCACGGATTGAAGTTGCTTTTTCATATGGAAAACATAATTTGGAAACACTCAAATTAAATAATTTACCTATTTTATCTAAAGACATATTTGATGCAACTAAATTACGTATATCTTTTATAAAAAGATTTAAAGGCCATAAATCTGCAGTGTTTTTTTTATTAAAGTTTATCACATTTGTTGTGTTTTTACTTGTTTCTAGAATATTTCTAAGTCTTTTAAGATTATTTCTGATACTTATTTTTATAGTTGAAATAGATGCTCCTTTTTTAAATATATGAATATTTTGCTTCAATTTTGTCAGAATTATAATAAGACTGTTACTTATCATGTAATTATCATAATTTGACCCATTAAAAGCACATAGAACACATTCAAATACTATTTCATTCAATCTTTTAAGCATTAAACTAAATATTCCTTTATGTGTGTTTGTAAGTAATGACGTACTTAATTTATGTAGTATATCTTTCAATAATATATATTTTATTAATGATGCAATTATGTTTCTTTGGTAAATATATATAAGGAATTCATATATCATGAGAGTTGTTCTTTGATGAGTCGGTTCCATGCAGTATTTACTTGATATATTGGAGGACAGATGGAATGTTTTAACATTATTATTTGATAACTGTACTTCTTTAAACATATTTTGTAATTGGATTGCACAGTTAGAAGTATCTTTTTTGTCTAGAGCATTTTTATATTGTGTCCAATTAATAGTCGATCTTAGATTGTCATTGCTACTTGAAACATATTTGTGTAGTTTCTTAAATAAAGCGTTGGGAAGATATTCTTTTAAAATGTGGAGTGTTTTAGAAATTGGAATAATGTCAAACAGACCTAAAACAAAAAAAGTTTTAATATGCGAGTTTTGCCATAAATAGATAATTGTTACTATACCAATTATGTATAGTTGTTGAACACCATGAATTATTTTTTTGTGGTTTGCTGTTTGAAAACTATTTGTAAACATTTCATTATCCAAACTAGTTTGAATCTGTTTGTTAAGAGCTTCAGTGTCATAACTATAACACAAAAATAGCAGTGTAGGGGTTTATATTATTTAAAGTATACTCTTACCTTATAAACGATATTTCACTGCACACTTGAAGTTGTTGTTGTACTTCCTGGCTCAGAAGTCCCAAACATTCTATAATAATAATTACATATTTTTTTGGTATTGCTTTAAACACCAACTAAAAGTTATGTACCTAGATTTTCATGAAGAAAGTATTTTTGTGACTGAATTGAAGCTAAATATTTGATTTTATTACACAAGAATAGATTAACAGAAGTATATGTTTCATACCTAGTTTAGGACTTTTACGAGTTGATATATATCGTTGAGTTTCAGTATGATCACATATACAAAAGTTTTGGTTTAATGTAATTTCTTTAGATAATGTATGTTTGAAAACATTATCCCCTTCCGTTATATGAACATTTGCAAATAAGTTATGTTTGTTGAAGTGTAAAGTGTTTAGGGGTAACTGTAATTGGTTTATCATTATACTATTATTGATAGTAAGATCCGGAGTAACTAAAATATGTAGAACATCATTTGAACCATTATGAACATATTGACCAATAAAATTGTTTTGTATATGTTTTAAATTCGCCTTATTCAAAAATGAATATGAGGTATATATGTTAATAGTAAATGGAAAAGTGTTAGTATTAAGATCTTTAATTATATCTAAAATGTGACTTGATAAAACATTTTTATCTTTGTATGATATAATTGATTTTGGATTTAGGTGCATAAGAACAGGAAATATTTTGCTGTTATCTTTAAGTATGTAATATTTTTTTTTAAATAGTATAACAGTTATTGGTTTATACTTATGTGGAACATTTAATAGCTTTACAAGAGAATTTTGAAATTTATATCTAAATTCATAATCATATTTGTGATAACCATTTTTTAATTGGGTGATTGTGACAACTGAAATATTAACATTAAGTGTCCATGTAATATATTTTAGAATATGAGTGATGTCATTCTGTACACTTTGTTTTGTTCTTGGCGTTATTTGAAGACATTCAATTAATTCTTGATATGTCCTAAATAGTGCTCTATTTTGTTTCCATAATAGAAATAACAACGAATCTGGAAATAGGAATTAAGTGTTTACTACATGATCACTTTTTCATTAACTATACTTATTTATTAGGGGTAATAATGTATTATGTTACCTATAAATGTATTATTATACACCAATGGTACCTCTTCATGATGTTTCAGTGGTTTTGTTGAGATTGTCAGAAAACGGTGAGGGTTAGCAATACACACCGGACAGGACATTCTATAATTCTGAAAAAGAAATGTATATATATTTATATTATTAAGCAACATATTTTAATCAGAAGCAGTATTTTAACGATTTTTATACAACATATTAATCTTCTGTAGATGTTTCTTTCTTCTTTCCATCATTGTCGAATGCTTCTTCATTTGTAGAGTTGTTTGTACTAGGTAGTATCCCTTAAATAAAAGGAATGAATTGTTAAAAAGTAAAGTTTTAGGCATAAGCTAAATCCCTAGTTGTTTCTTATTGATAACATTGTAATTACCTTTTATGCCATTTTCCGGAGTAAGTCCAGGATTGATAGATGAAGATGATTCATCAACAACAGTATGATTACAAGTGACGAAACTCATAAGTCTCCAAGATTTGTCTTCATTTAGAGCTGTTTCATCTCCTGTAGTATTGTGTGGAACAGTGTCTAAAAACCAAAGTGATGTTATTAATCGTGACATTAAGACATTTTAACTAAGTGTAAGTAAGTGAACATTACCTTTAATAACTTCTTTGTTTGCATTAGCAGAAATAGGCCAGGGGTTTTCAGGTGAATCGGTTTGATTAATAATTCTGGGATCATAAGGAACTTGCACACAGTGTTCCTCATCCTCAGAATCCGATTGAAATATTTCATCACCTAGAGAAAAATAATATTTTTAGAAATATTTAAAAACATTATTAAATAAAAATGTTTTACCTTTGATGTTATCGATTACATCGTCTAGATGGATGATGCAGAGAAGTGCTATTGGCTCCCGAGGTTTTAGTATTACGGGGGACTTTGAAATTATGGGAATAGTGATCATTCGTGTGATATTATCAGGATACACATATTTTTGGATAATAACAAACTGAGAACTAAACAGTTCTTTAATTTCATAAAGGCATTTATCAGGTAAAAGATTTACGGGTCCAAACACAATCTCATTGATTTTCATTGGCATAATAGTGATCCAGTTTGGGTTATAGACAGTTGGGCATCCGTTGTGTAAAGTACATTCACAACAAGGACAGCTGTCATCATGTTGAGGCATTGTTATTGAATATTCTGAAACATTTACATTTGCATATAGTAACCTGTATAAGGTAGATAGGCATTATTGTTGTTTATAATATCATCAATAAAAGTAAACAGATTAGTGTATTTTCCATTGGAATTAATATTACTGAACACATAATTATATTTTAAATATGAACAAGCTTGAAAGATTCCATTTTGTCTGCCAAGAAATTTAGTGATGTTTTTTAAGATATGTTCAATTTGAGTAATGTGAAAATATTTAAAGTAAAATAGATGTGTCAACGGTGTATTATCATTTACACTTATAATGTAATCACTATGGCGAGTAAAAAAGTATTTGTTGTTTGTACAGAAATCTGTAAAAATATTAAGCATGTCTGGCCAAGAATATGTGTTACCAGTAGATTTGCTAATAAGGAAATCAACAATTGGGTTAAACCAGAAAATAGATGATGGATCTTTGTACAATATGTCATAAGGTGATTCAATAACTAGATTCTTCATAATATGTTCATCTGTCAATTGTTGAGATATTTCTGCTGGAGCTTCAATAATATGAGGCATAAGATGTTCTTGCATAAGGTTTGGAACATAAATAATCCAGGAGTCGAATACAATTTGCAAATCATTATCTAATTCTATAATATCGCTATTTCCTGTTACAGACATGTTGGATAGTACATCCATAACAATGTTAAGCAAATTAGTTGGGGAAAAATATTTAGGCAATATATACTTTTGCTCCTCAAGATAGGTCTTTAGAGATGAGTTTGGTTTAAAAGACCACCACACCGAATATTTGGATTCTAGATCTTGTAATTCCGGAAGAAGTGTGTCGTTCATGAAGTCTACATATAGATGAAGCAGTGATTCTTTAGAGGGTCCACTTGTTTTGTCGCAAGTGTAACACTGATCTAAAACACATATACATTATTGTAATGTGTGATAGTTGATAAATGTTGGAAAATAAATAAAATTATACCTAAGTGTTTTTGAGCTTCAGCAATAACCTCCTGCAGTTGAGGAATGAAAGATGTAATCTTGTAAGAATACATCTTATAATATCTGTAATCAGTACTTTATAAGTTTGTACAGTATAAATTGTAGAATAAAATGAATATCATTTATTTTAGATAAAGAAGATAAATCTCTTTGAGCACAAAATACAATATTTTTCCCAATACAGATCTGAAAGTTTATTGATATATCGGTATTACAATCGTTGCTTTCAGGAAGTGTAAGTTGAATTTGCGAAGTATTAGGATCTTCATAACAATAAAGAATAAAATCGTCTCCTTTGGAAAAATTAGTTACTGCTGAATTAAATATTTTATTTGGAGCCCATAGGTAAGTGTGAGGAACAAAAACTTTTTCACCTATCAGATTTGTGTATGATTGCAAACATTTTTCTAACATATCTTTAACACGAAGGAAATCTAATAGTGTATATATTGGTAACCAATCTATTGCAAAAACTAATTGATTGTTGACAAACAACTGACTGTTTTGAATAATATCATATGCATCCTTTACATATACAGTAGGTTTTTCAGGGAAAGTTAGAACAATACTATTGTCAGAAATATCAATCCATCCGTTTTCTGTGAGTGAAGGAAAGTCGAAGGCATAAAAAAGTTTTTCAAATGCTTCTATGTCATCCATTTTACTTTTTCTGAAAATAATCTTACACATAATTACAGATACAAAGTTACTCATTATATTGTTGACTAAGTCTAGCATATTATCTAATAATAGAAATATGATTTAGTAGGAGATCTTTAGCTTGTGATTTATGAAAAGCCTTAACCTTAAAAAGTATACTTAATGGATCATCTTTAATGATGAAAACTTCATTATTACGAATATCAACAAGTCTTCGACGATTAAACATGATATATAATATCAGTAAATCACACACTTCTTTAAATGTAAATTCATATTTCTAACAGCAGTCTCAAAATAATCCTATTTAGGTGAATAGAAAATTTGGGATGCTACTCGAACTGGCCCCTGGGAGAATTTATTACAAACATAAATAGAAATGGCAATTCATTGATAGTTGAGGAACGACACTTCATCTTCGTTCCTTCAACAGTTGAGGAACAGATACTTCGCTTTGTCTTTGTTCCTTCGATAGTTGAGGAACAAATACTTCGCTTCGTCTTCGTTCCTTCGATAG